TTGATATTGCCGATGACCTTCGAGTCGGCAAACACATGAACTTTACTTTGAGGCATTTCGTGGAAAGAACAAAGATATATAATGATGAGGGGTTTCCTTATAAACTCTACAAAATAGGACTCAAGAATGGAACAAATTAAAATAGTCCGTCTCAAAACTGGAGTTGACATTATTGGTACTATAATTGAACAAAACTATTCAACATACATCAAAGATGGTATGATAATAGAGATTCATGATGATCATCGTAATCAAAAACAAATCTTAACCCTTGCTAACTGGGCACCTTCTTCAATCATAAAAACAAACGAATGCGTTATTGGAGAAAATGATATTTTAACCAAGTTCGAACCTACAGATACTTTTGTGGAACATTATCTTGGTACTTTGAGAACTTTATCTTCTTTGGCTAAAGCAAAGAAAGAAGTAGATGAACTTAATGATGATGAAATAACTAATTTGATTGAAGCAATGGAAGAAAAAGAATATCACACCTTACAGTAATTAATCCTTTTATTAGCATCATTCTGGACATACTCAGTATATCGAGTTGTCAAGACCTTGTCAACACTTTTTTATGGTAAACTTATGAAACAGAAACACTATGTAAATAACGAAGATTTTCTCAAAGCTCTGGTACAATACAAAAAAGATTGTAAACAAGCAATCAAACACAAAGAACCTAAACCAAGAGTACCTGAATATATTGGTGAATGTTTCATGAAGATTGCTGAAGGACTATCTCATAAACCAAACTTCATCAATTATCCACATCGTGATGAGATGATTGGTGATGGTATTGAAAACTGTTTGATGTATTTTGAAAACTTCAATCCAGAAAAATCTAAGAATCCATTTGCGTATTTTACACAGATCATTTATTATGCTTTCCTTCGTCGTATCCAGAAAGAAAAGAAGCAGTTGTACGTCAAATACAAAGCCACACAGCAAGTTGGCATTTTAGATGAGTATGAGATGTTGGAGTTTGAAGATGGCACTACCAGACAATTTGAACTCTACGATAATATTTCCGAATTCATTGAAAATTTCGAAGAAGGCAAACGAAAGAAAAAAGAGGCAAACAAGCCTAAAGGTATTGAAAACTTCCTAGGAGAGTGATATAATCGGAGCTGGATTATTATAGGATACAATAAATGTCAAAGGTAGCAATTATTACTGATCAGCATTTTGGTGCTAGGAATGATGCTTTAGTCTTTTTAGACTTCTATGAGAAGTTCTATAAAGAAACTTTTTTTCCAACTCTGAGAAAAAAAGGTATTAAGCAAGTATTAATTCTTGGTGACACTTTTGATAGAAGAAAATATGTCAACTTCTATACTCTCAAAAGAACCAAAGAGATGTTCTTTGATATTCTTCAAGATGAAGGTTTCGAAGTATACATGTTGGCAGGTAATCATGATACTTACTTCAAGAACACGAATGAAGTAAACTCTGTAGATTTATTGCTGCAAGAGTATGGAAATATTCATGTGATTGATTCACCAGAACACATTTACATTGGTCCTCATCAAATTTGTATGGTACCATGGATCTGTGCAGACAACTATGATGAATGCATAAACTTCATCAAAGAAACGAAATCGGATATCTGCATGGGTCACTTTGAGATTGCAGGATTCGCAATGTACAAAGGAATGCCATCAGATGAAGGACTTGATAGAAATATTTTCAGAAAATTCGAATTTACTTTCAGTGGGCATTATCACCATAAATCTTCTGCTGATGGGATTTACTATCTTGGTAACCCGTATGAGCTTACCTGGCAAGATTACAACGACCCTCGTGGTTTTCACATTTTTGATCTTGATACTAGACAGCTTGATTTTGTTCAGAACCCTAACATAATGTTTCATAAAGTTGTCTATGATGACAAGAATAAAGAGATCAAGGAAATATCTAATCATGATATGACACCTTATACAAGTAAGTACGTTAAGGTTGTTGTCTTGAATAAAACCAATCCATATCTGTTTGACGTATTCATCAACAATCTTTATCAAGCAAATCCTGCCGATATTACCATCGTTGAAGATTTTACAGACTTGACAGAAGGTGTAAGTGATGATATAATCGATCAGGCTGAAGATACTCTTACCATCCTAAATAACTATGTGGATGCTATCCAAGAAGATAATTTGGATAACAGTAAATTGAAATCTATTCTCAAAGAACTTTACTTAGAAGCCATAAACACAGAAAAAGTATGATTATATTTGAAAAGGTTAGATGGAAAAACTTTCTGTCTACTGGAAACTGGTTTACTGAAATTGACCTAAAACGTTCACCAAACACATTAATTATTGGTTCAAATGGATCAGGAAAGTCAACTATTCTTGATGCATTGACTTTTGGTTTGTTTGGTAAGCCTTTTCGTAAAATCAACAAACCTCAATTACCAAACTCTATCAACGAAAAGGAATGTCTAGTAGAAATAGAGTTTACCATAGGTAAAAAAGCATACAAGATTATTCGTGGTATCAAGCCTAATGTATTTGAAATCTACATTGATGGCAAACTATTGAATCAGGATGCAGCAGCTAAAGATTATCAAGAAGTGTTAGAAAAGAACATTCTCAAATTAAACTTCAAGTCTTTTACACAGATTGTTATTCTTGGCTCTGCATCCTTTACTCCATTCATGCAACTATCAGCAGCAGATCGTAGAGGTATCATTGAGGACTTACTTGATATTCAAATCTTTTCTTCCATGAACTCTTTGGTAAAAGAAAAGATGGGTGAGATCAAAGATAAAAGTGTTCAACTAAAATATGACTTGGATCTAACAGCAGAGAAAATAGAACTACAGAAACAAAACATTGAAGAAAACAAAAAACATAACGATGCTGAGATAGAAAAAAAGAAAGAAGAAATTACAAAATCAGAAGAACAAATAAAAAGCCTAAATAAGGACATAGTTCTAATTCAGAAACATATTGATGTTCTAACTTCAAAAATCCTAAATAAAGATAGCTTAGAAACAAAAAGAACTAAACTTTCCAATTTAGAAAATCAACTATCGAATAATTTAAAAAAGCTGGATAAAGAAGTTAAATTTTATGAAGATAATCATGATTGTCCTACATGCAAACAGACAATTACACAAGATTGGAAAGAAAAACAAATATTAGAAAAACAAGTTAAAAAAGGCGACATATCTTTAGCACTAGACGATATTGAAAAGAAGATTGCGGAAACAAATGAAAAGGTAAACGAAATACTGAAAATTACCAAACATATCAATGAACATAATTCGGAGGTGATAAAACACAATGCGTCAATTACAGCAATCAACAGATACGTGGCTAAACTTAATGCAGAAATTACGGAACTCTCAACCAAAAAAGACAACCTTGAGGACGAGAACACAAAGCTTAAAGAGTTACGAGAAGAACTTGCCGGCCTTATTAAAAAGCAAAAAGAACTAGCAGATGAAAAGCAGTATTATGAATTTGCTGGAACGTTATTGAGAGACACTGGTATCAAAACGAAGATTATCAAACAGTATCTTCCAATAATGAACAAGTTGATTAACAAGTATTTGACTGCAATGGATTCATTCATCAACTTTAATCTGAATGAAAACTTTGAAGAAACTATCAAGTCAAGGCATCGTGATGACTTCAGTTACCATAATTTCTCTGAAGGTGAAAAAATGCGTATCGACTTAGCTATTTTATTCACATGGAGACAAATAGCTAAATTGAAGAACAGTGTTAATACTAATCTTCTCATATTAGATGAAGTGTTTGATTCGAGCCTAGATACTGTAGGCACTGATGAATTTTTGAAGTTGATGTATGATGTTGGACAAGATACAAATGTATTTGTTATTTCACATAAAGGTGACCAGTTGTTTGACAAGTTTAGGTCAGTGATTCGATTTGAAAAGAAAAACAATTTCTCAAGGATAGCAAAATGAGTGATATTATTAGAATTAGTACAGATGATCCAGAAGGCACAAAACTACAGCAAGTAAAAGTATTGCCGCTTGTAGCAGAAACAGATCCTATACTAGATGCAATAATGCCAGTGTTTGATTTCAGTAACCCACCTACTGATCCTGTGTTTCTTGCATCTCAGTTGGTAGAGACATGTATCTACCATAAAGGACTTGGACTATCTGCTAATCAATGTGGATTGAGATATAGAGTATTTGTAATGGGTGCAGGTAATGATTACGTTGCACACTTTAATCCAAAAATTGTCAGTGTGTCTGAAGAAAAAGTGCATATGGAAGAAGGATGCTTATCTTATCCTTTGCTATTCATTCATATCACTAGACCAGAAAGCATTACAGTAGAATATCAAGACTTCAATGGTGAAACAAAGAAAGCAATTTATTCTGGTATTACTGCTCGTTGTTTTCAACATGAACTTGATCATATGAATGGTGTTCGTTATACTAGCAAAGCAAAACCGTTAGCACTACAAACAGCCAAGAAGAAAAAAGACAAACTAATTCACCGCTATAGGAAAGCAAATGAAAGATTGGCAGCACGGGTACGAACTGGATTACCTCAAGTCGGTTGAATCACTTTATGCAGACCATAACAAGTTTGCAGATTCGCCTTTTGCTGAATACAAGAAAAACAACATTGCAGAAGATTTACACAAAGGCCTTTTGCAATTAAGTGATTCTGGTTCTCATGTCTTATCTAAGGTAAGCAAGTCATCACCCATCACAATGTATCAAGGTATTAGTATTGGAACTAAAGTACCTGGTGATTATGTGATTACCAAACTTCGTGGCACTGATGATTATATTGAAGATGTTTGTAAGAATGCAGAAGGTAACACTTGGCTATATGGTTGGGCAGAAGATAAAAATACCAGACATATTGTACAACAACATTTAGAATACATTGGTGCCAAGATCACCACATTTGGTGAAATCTACAGTGTCTACTTTAAAGAAGGTGTAATACCAAGGTCTTTTCCAAAGGTCGATCCTGTCGAAAAGATTGCCATAAAACAGTTGAATATTCCTGTCGATTCTGATATCATAGAACAAATTGCAGCTAAACTAGAAAACCTAAATATTAAATTCCAGAATCATTACAGCAACTACAACAAGAAAAAATCTTGGTCAGCAATATCTCTGCGTGGTTATACACCAGATATTATGCGTATTGAAAAACCTGTAGAGATGAGTAAGAAATGGAAAGAGGAACATAAAGATGAAGAATTTTATCTTCAAGATACTTACCTTCGTAAAGAGTTTCCAGAAATTGAAAGATTACTTGAGTTTCTGGGTGATGCAGAACTCCATCGTATTAGGTTCATGCGTCTTGTTCCTGGCGGTGGTGAGCTTACCCGTCATACAGACCAAGTGGATCCAGATTCTGGTCTTAACATTGATTGTTTATCTAGGTTGCACTTTCCTATTCGAACTAATCAAAAAGTCAGGTTTGGTGTTTGGGAACCAACAGGAGACAAAAAAGAAGTAAACATGAAAGTTGGTGAGTGTTGGGTTCTCGATACAAGAAAGCCACATACAGTTATTAATGAAGGCAATGAAGATAGAATACACCTAGTTGTTGATGTGAAAACTACAACCAAATTGAAAGAGTTGATATTACAATGAAATGGTTTTATGAAAAGAATAGAGAACTCATAGATTCTCCTGTCAATAAATACTTTGAAGAAGTTCTTTGGATGTCCAAAGATGAATTTCGTCAATGGGTAATTGACCTTCGCAAGACTGTTGTAGATTTATGGGATAATCATAATCTTCCACCAAGAGTTGGCTATGATGAGCAAGAAATCATAGAACAATTCAATCAAATGCATTCTTTCCCTGTACATAAGTTTGAAGTGATAGATGAATTAACGGGCGAAAAAGATGTAATTAGAAATACAAGTGTAGTAGGTAATGCTGTCAATCAATGGTTTCCTACCATGATGAAAACTCGTATTAACTATACGAAAAAAGATGACGGTAAATCTATATACGATTATTTTGCAAAGGGCGAATTACTTGACACATTTATCACATATGCTACCCGTCATTTTAAACGGGATTCTTTTTACCATTATTCTTTTGTTGCTAAATCGAACGAGATTGAGCGTTATGGATATCTTCCTGTATCCGATGATGCTATTGGATGGATTAATGAATTTGAGAAAGAGTATAGGAAGCAAGAAAAGTGGGACTACTGGCTCCAACCAAAAGACATAGATAAAGAATACACTGGCTATAATGAAGAATTAAAAAATCAAAAATATCTAATTATACATAAAGATGATATAGAGAAATTAGATATACCAGAAAAATGCAAGACTAATGTTGATTATGCTAAATCTGAGTATTATCAAATTCGCCCATATGAGTTTAAACAAAAATTATTTCCTGTTGGATTGAAAGCGTTTCGTGTTTCGTTCTGTCAATATGCTGTTAACTTTCCACCACTAACTGCAAAGTACTTGTATGAAAAATTTACTGAGCACCTTGTTGGACAATCTCTTATCCGCATTTATGATCCTTCTTCTGGTTGGTCTGGGCGCCTGCTTGGTGCTATGTCTATTAGTGATAACAGGAATATTTTATACGTTGGGACTGATCCTAATACCGATCATAATACTAGCCCAGGTCGTACAAAATATCATGAAGTTGCCGACTTCTATAGAAAAAATGTAAGAAAAGGTGGTCTCTGGGAAGATGAACATAGTCACACACAAACAGAAATTTATCAGTTAGGTTCTGAAGTAATACGAAATGATCCAAACTTTCAAAAGCACAAAGGCAAACTTGATCTTGTCTTTACATCACCACCTTACTTTGCTAAAGAAGCGTATTCAGAAGATCCAACACAATCATATAAAAAGTTTGGACAGTATGAGGAATGGAGAGAAGGCTTCTTACGACCCACACTTGAAACTGCTGTTGAATGGTTACGGTCTGATCGTTATCTGTTGTGGAATATTGCCGATGCTGTATTTGGAGGTGATATGTTACCACTTGAAGAAGATAGCAGAAAAATTTTAGAAGAACTTGGTATGCAATACAAAGGTAAACTAAAAATGTCTTTGGCTCAGATGCCTGGTGGTAATCGTGTAGATTCTGAGACTGGTTTACCAAAAGCAAAAAACTTCTGTAAAGTTAATGGTATGTGGTTGAAATATGAACCGGTATTTGTTTTCTACAAACCATAAGTTTACCACTAAAAAGCTTGACACACACACTACATAATGATATGATTTGAAAACTTGCTAACAAGCAAGGCACTTTAATTTGTTATTTTTTACTAGGAGATTGATTATGGCAACTAAGCTATCTGCAAAACAACGCATGTTGAATGCTCTCAAGCAAACTGAAGGCTACAACACTTTCACAGTAGCACAAGCACAACGCCGTTTTGGTGTTCAAAATGTTTCTCAGCGTATTGAAGAACTACGCAAGGAAGGCTACTGCATCTACACTAACACAAAAACACTTGATGATGGCAGCAGAGTAAAGTACTACAAAATGGGTACGCCTACTCGCAAACTTGTTCAAGCAGCACTCAAAG